CCAGAGATTGTTATCTTGTTAACGATGAGTACGTTGATGAGCCTTGTAAAGTCATTACTGAAGAAAACGCAGAAGAGTGTGACGCAGACCTAGGCAACTTTGTTGATTGTGGCACCACAGTTACGTATGACGTAGCAAACCCAGACGATGAGGATGGTAACCCTGTACCTCCCACAACGGTAGAAAAGTCTGTTTACGCAAGATCACAGGAAGACTGCGAAAACCCTTACAAGACTCTTGTTGACTGCGGTGGCGGTATTTTTGCTAACAGCATAGAAGACTGTCCTGATTTAGAAGGCACAGGAAGCTGCGACGTAATTACTGACGAAAACGCAGAGCGATGCGGAGTAGACATAACTACGTGGTTTGACTGCGGTGACGGCACTTATGCACCTACAGAAGCAGAGTGTGGAGAAGGTTGGCTTGAGGGGTTGTACGACGAGTACGGCAAAGAAGTTGTAGATGGCGCTAGGGGTCTGTACGAAAAAGTAAGAGACAAAATTGGCGAGTGTTCTGACCCAGCTAACTATGAGCAGTGTTTTAAAGATTTTATGGAGGTTATTAGTCCTACGCTTTCTGAGGAGTGTTTGGACCCAAATAGCCCCAACAGAGGCCCAGATTTTGAGTGGGAAAAAGATTGCGTTACTTTATCAGCTATTTTAGTTATTCCGGGTATTGACTTTCCTATTCCGGGTGTAATTACTCCTAACGCAACCATACGAGATATAGAAGAGGCTTTAATAGAAGCTGGTAAATCTATTGAAGACTTTATAAACGACCCCGTTGGTGTAATTTCAGAAGTCTTTGGAAACATCTGGGACAAAATAAAAGAAATTTGGGAACGCACCGAAGACAAAACTTGGGGCAATTTACTCGACATTTTAATTTCGGCTGGTTACGGGTTCATTGCTGCTATACTTGCCAAAAGAGCTAGAGATGAACTAGTACCTGATGTTGACAATCCTTTTTTGCCTTTTACGGCGGTTAACTGTGAACAAGCGGAGTACTACGCAGCTAACGAAGAAAAGTGTTTTGAAGAAGGGTACATAGACTGTACTAACCGTGAAAACTCAAGCGGTCAAGAAACAACAGGCGGTATAATTCAAGGAACACTTGACGATTGTCCTGTTTACCAAGACCCACTGTGTAACGGCATAGGGACATACAACAAGGATACCGGAGAGTGTGATTGTCCTCCGGGGTACACTCGAGAAGTAGAAGACGAATCTGGAGACTGTGGAGAAAAAATAGGCCCAGACGACCCAGACGACACAGGTGGCGAAACAGGGTGCGAAAACGGAAACGAACCTGAGTACGACTTTTACGACACCGACAATGACGGAAGATACGTATTTGGCGGTCAAGAGTACGAATATGATCCGTGTAACCCAGACGCTGAACACACTCTTGTAGACGGCGGTGTAGATCAAGAATTATGTGAAGAAAACGGAGCAACCGTAGAAAGCGAGTGTAAAGAGTGTCCTGAAGGTGAAGAGTTTAACGAAGAAGGTAAATGTGAAAAGAAAGTAGTAGTACCTCCCGGTGGTTCAGATTTATGCGAACATAACGGAGCTACTAAAGCAAGCGGGTGTGACACTTGTCCTGATGGTTCAAGTACGTTTGACCACGAAAACGGTATTTGTCCGACAGACACAAACCCATGTAGTGATCCTGCTTACGCCTTAGCAAACCCAGAGAAGTGTGGTATCCCCGGTTGTGCTAACGGAGCAACGGAAGAAAGCGGGTGTGAAGAGTGTCCTGATGGGTCTAGACCTAGTGACCACGAAGGCGGAATATGTCCGGGGTATGACCCAGATTGCAGTGACCCTGCTTACGCCGCAGCAAACCCTGAAAAGTGCGCTGGTGTGCCTCCCACTACTCCTCCTCCTCCTACAGGCGGCGGTGGTGGCGGTGGTGGCGGTGGTGGCGGTGGTGGTTTCTCGCCGGGAATGTTTACAGGGCCGTCATCCACAATTACAGGAAATCCGACTCTTTTAGCAGGCAGAGAGTTTCCAATCGTAGACTACTTGTTTGGTTCAGGTGGCCTGTTTAGCGGAAAAGGAATATCATAATGGCATCAATAAATTTTGTTCCGGGCGTGGGGTTTGTAATGAACGTCGCAGGAACCGACCAAACAATGGTCTTAGGCGGCAACGAAGAACAGGCGGCTGGACAAGCAGTTATTGACGATAGGCAAAACTTCTTAGCTCAGAACCAGTTTAGTTACGATCAAGACTACAGCCAAGACTTTGGTACATTGTTTGGTTCTAACGCTTCAAGTCAAAACCCCTCGTTTTACTCTGGTCCTAATCCAAGTTGGCAAGGTGCTATGGATGACCGTCTAAAAAAACGCAGGCAGGGGATGTTTGACGGAGCGGGGTACTACGAAAACTCTACGCAGTACATGGACAGAGGCTTGCAAGAACAGATGTACCGTAGAAACAACGCTGTAGAAGACCTGTACCGCCGTGGTTACGACATGAGTCAGATACAGGCTCACATGGACGGCACACGTAACATACTAGGAGAAGAGCCTAGTTGGAGAGACTACTTTAAAGAAAAGCAGAAAGTTATGGATTTTCAGGTAGACGGTGACTCCGTAACAGCCAAAGAAGATTGGACAGAAGACTACTTTATGGGTGAGCCAGAAGGCACGTTAGACGACTTTAGAACAGCAAAAGTTAATGAGAGACTGCAAGAAATGGACAAGTATTTTACTGAAAACAATCCGTTTGACAAAATACTTAACAGTCTGTTTGGGGACTTCCTATGACATATTTAAATTTAGTTAACAACGTCCTGAGACGACTACGAGAATCAGAAATAGCTTCTGTGGCAGACACCACGTACAGTAAACTTGTAGGCGACTTTGTTAACGACTCAAAGAAACTTGTTGAAGACTCTTGGGACTGGTCTGCTCTGAGAACAACACTGACCGTAACAACGTCCTCTGGTACGTTTAACTACGTTCTCACGGGATCACAGAACAAGATTAAAGTACTAAACGTGATTAACGATACGTCTAACCTGACGATGGAGTACAAGCCGCAACGCTGGTTTGACGACAAGTACTTGATAGGCACACCGGCATCAGGCGCTCCTGAGTACTACACTTACAACGGTGTTGACTCTAACGGCGACACACAGGTAGACGTATACCCAAAGCCAGACGCTGCTTACGATTTACGTTTTAACTGTACGCTTAGAAACGCTGAACTTAGTGCTGATGCTGATAAACTGGAAATACCCAGCCAACCTGTAATACACTTAGCTGTTGCTCTGTTAGCTCGTGAGCGTGGCGAGACAGGAGGAACATCAGTACCTGAGTACTTTAGTATTGCTGAAAAGTTTATGGCTGACGCGATTGCTCTGGACGCACAGAAGCACCCAGAAGAAGTCGTGTGGTACACCCCGTAGGAGACTGATGTATGGCACAGCCGCTACAAAGCATTAACTTAGTTGCTCCGGGCTTCAAAGGAGTCAACACGGAAGACTCTCCGATTGGTCAGGATTTTTCTTACGCAGACATTGCGGATAACGCTGTGATCGACAAGAGAGGTCGTATTGCTGCACGTAAGGGTGTAGACATGAAGACTGCTGTTTCTACGCCTTTGGGTTCTGATTACGCCGTTAAGATTCACTACTTTTACGATGATGCTGGTAACGATGAAATCTTTGTTACAGGCAACAACAAGATATTTAAGACTACGCAGACTACTAACCCTGACGATACGCTGACTGATATTACTCCGGGTTCGTACACGATTACAGCAGACAACTGGAAGATTGTAAACTTTAACGACAAAGCCTACTTTTTCCAGCGTGGTCACGAGCCTCTAGTGTACGACAACGCTACAGGACTCAGAAAAATGAGCACAGTCACTGGTAGCTCCGTGAGTAGTACACTGTACTGTCACGAGGCTCTGTCGGCTTACGGTAGGCTGTGGATCGTAGATAACGCAGCAGACACACAAAAAATATACTGGTCTGATCTGTTGATTGGCTCAGACTTTACTGGTGGTTCCAGTGGTTCTATAGATGTATCTAAGGCGTGGCCTGATGGCTACGACGAAGTACGAGCACTGGTTGCTCACAACAACAACCTAATTGTACTAGGTAAACACAGTATCCTAGTGTACGCTAATGCTTTTAGCCCCGCGACAATGACGTTAGCAGACACTGTAGCAGGCGTTGGGTGCATCTGTAGAAACTCTGTACAACACATTGGCACTGATGTGCTGTTTGTGTCAGACACTGGTTTGAGAAGTTTTGGCAGGACTATACAAGAAAAATCTATGCCACTGTCTGACTTAAGTTTAAACGTAAAAACTGAGTTTATTGCGTTGCTTGCCACAAGAACTGCACCGACAGCTTCTGTGTACAGCCCTGAAAACTCGTTTTATTTAATTACGTTTCCAGACCAAAAGACGACTTATTGCTTTGACTTAAAATCTAGGTTAGAGAACGGAGCGTACAGGGTAACTAGGTGGACCTCTGCCCCGTTTAAGTCGTACGAAAGAAAAACAGACGGTACATTACTGATAGGAACAGATGATGGCATAGGGGCGTACTCAGGGTACTCTGACGAGTACAACGATAGCGGTACTATTAAACCAGCTAGTTACAGATTTAGGTACTACAGTCCTAGCCTAACTTTTGGTGACCCGTCTAAACTTAAGATGGTAAAGAAACTTAGGCCTACGTTGGTTGGTGCTAACAGCGCAACTGTGTTTATCAAGTGGGCTTACGATTTTGGCACAACGTATAGTACACAAGAATTTACGGTTGGTAATCAAGTTCCGTACTATTTTAATGAATCAGCTTCAGAGTACACTGTTGCTGAGTTTACTGGAGGTGAAACAACTACAAGACCTACTGTTAATACCACAGGTAACGGTTCTGTAGTAACGATAGGTCTTGAGTCAGAAATAAACGGTTTTGCTTTATCTCTCCAAGAAATTAACGTATTAGCACTTATGGGTAAAACAATATGAGCAACTATACAAAGACAACTAACTTTGCTGCTAAAGATAGTTTGCCTTCTGGAGATTCTGGCAAAATTATTCAAGGCACTGAGTTTAACACAGAGTTTGACAACATTGTAACGGCTGTTGCAACCAAAGCAGACTTAGCTTCACCGACATTTACTGGTACTGTGACAATTCCTAATTTAACATTTACAGGAACCATGTCTACAGGTACAATTGATGGGGGGACGTACTAATGGCTTTTGGTTTTTTAAGCGGTTTAGTTAGTGGAGTTGCTAAAGATTTATTTGGCAACCTACCAACTCAAATAACGGACATATATAAGAACCCTCTACCCCAAATTACTGCTCCTGACGTTACGTTCCAGCCGTTTACGGTAACGGACGCTTTCGGAGGATCAGTTACAGGTGGTCCGGGCGGTACGTCGTATTCGTTGTCACCCCAGCAGCAAGCAATCGCTAACGCACTTCAGTCGTCTGCTTTTGCTAATTTATCTGGACCTACTCCGGGCGCTGCACAGTCGCAGATGATGGGTTCTAACTTAATGAACTTAGGTGCTCAACAGTTAGGACAAACTCCGTTTGGTTTAGGCGGTATACAGGACGCTTCTTCACAGGCTATGGGCTTAGGCAGTCAGTTTATGCAACAGGCTGGCATGGGTACAGCAGAGCGTGAAGCAGACATTTACGACCGTCTACGGGCAATTCAGAGTCCTGAAGAACAACGACAACAGATGGCGTTGGAAGAACGTCTGCAACAACAGGGTAGAGGTGGAGTTACTACTAATCTCTACGGAGCAACCCCTGAACAGCTTGTTATGCAAAAAGCCAGAGCAGAAGCACAAAACACTGCGGCTCTGCAAGCAATGCAACAGGCAGGCGCTGAACGAGACAGACAAGCAGCACTGGGTGCTCAGTACGCTGGCCTAGGTTCATCACTGGCTGGACAAGCTCAGGGACTAGGTTCAGCACAACAACAGATGGCTATGCAGGCTCTGACGGGCGGTCAAGGTATGTTAGCAGGAGGCTTGGGATTAGAACAAGCTAGGCAGCAGCTTGGCATGGGTGCTCTACAGGGAAGCTACGCGCCTCAGGCGGCTCTAATGTCAGCGCTGTCACCCGCGTT